AGATGTTGATCCAGATCCGTCAAGCAGTAGACAACAACGGTAAGCGTATTCGTTTGGTTCCACGTCAATTGATCGTGGCTCCGGGCAATATCTTCCAAGCTGAAGTATTGTTGAAATCTGTTCTGCGTACAGGTAACGCAAACAACGACATCAACCCAATCAAATCTATCGGTTTGCTTGACGAAGGTGCCGCTGTATTGTCACGTTTGACTTCATCCACAGCATGGTGGGTTCAGACCGATGCTCCAGAAGGCTTCAAGCTTCTGATGCGTCGTCGTCTTGAGAAAACCATGGAAGGTGATTTCGAGACTGACACAATGCGTTACAAGGCAACTGAGCGTTACGACTTGGGCTTCACTGACCCACGTTGTGCATTCGGTACACCGGGTATGTAATGTAAGACAGGGTGGGCATAAAAACCCACCCTTTTTAAAATATTTGTCAAGCTTTTCAAGGAGAAGACAATGCCTCAATTTTCAGATGACCTGTTCTTAGGAACTGCACAGACCTACATGGGTACTGGCAATCAGTCCACAGAATGCGTTGTACTCGGTTCTATTTCCGGTACTACTCTTACTGTGACCCAATTACTTTCAGGCGACCCAGTAACTATTGGTGCGTTCGTTGGTAGTTCAACAATTAGCAACGGTACACAAATCACTGCATTCTTAACTGGTGCTGGTGGTGTAGGTACTTATCAAGTAAACAATTCACAATCTGTTGCATCAGGTAACGTGTTTTTGTCTAACAACAATGGTTATGGCGATCCATCTCCAATGGATTTAGGTATTGGCCCACTAGGCCGTACTTACATCTTTGATGTAATCCCACAAACATTGGAAGCAAATAACATTGCTTTGACACAGACTCCAGCTTCAGCAGGTTCTTTAACTCTGACTGCAGGTACTTCTACTACTTCAGTAATTCGTACAAACGGTCAAACAGTAGTTCAATTAGATTGCCCACGAGCTGTTAGCATCGCTACTGGTACTGCCGCCGCCACAACTTTGGCTGGCGTAGCAACTACTGGTACAGGTGGTCAAATCTCCTTTACTTCACAAACTGGCTTGGTATCAGGTCAATATGTGACTGTAAGTGGTACAGCAGGTGGTACAGGTTCTATCGTTGGTTATTCCAACCCTACAACTTACATCTTGTCCGCAGTAACAGCTACTACCGCTACATTGCTGACTTCAGCAGGTGGTGCAGTTGTGACTACAGCAGGTACTATCACTGGCTTGACATTCACTTTGGGTGTTGCTCCTGTAACTGCAACAGTTTCTGGTTACGATTACTACGGTCAAGCAATGACTGAAGCAATTACAACTAGCTCTGCTGTGTCTACAACCGTGACAGGTAAAAAAGCGTTTTATCAGGTTTCTGCCATCTCTGTTAGTGCCGCAACTGGTACAGCATTGGTTGCTGGTACATCTGACGTAATCGGTCTTCCAGTTCGTGTAGTTGACGCAGGATACGTTATGCGTGCAGGTTGGGCTAACACACTAGCCAATAACGCTGGTACTTTTGTACAAGCAGACACAACAACTGCAACTTCAACAACTGGTGATGTTCGTGGCACCTACAAACCATCTACTGCTACTAACGGCTACAGCCGCTTGGTATTAGCTATTGGCTTGACAGGTATTCAAGTTGGCCCAAATAGCACTCGTTTAGGTGCTCTTGGCGTAAACCAAGCTTAATAGGAGGCAGTTATGTCTGAATTTAAACCAATGGTGAAGATGTTCACTGATGAGCCTTCAGTATCCCTGAAGCTCAAAAAAGGTGGCAAAGTTCACGCAAAACACCACGCAAAAGGCGGTAGCGAACATGGTGAGCATGGCCATAAAGCCATGCATCATGTAGTTGCAGGTCATATGCATGGTGCTCATCACGCTTTTGAATCTGAAGATGGTAAGGCTCCTAAAAAGCCTTCTATGTCAGAGCGTCGTAAAGCGATGAACCCACAGTTGTACAAAAAAGGTGGCAAGGTTGCTCACAAAGTTATGGGCGGTGCAATGCCTATGGCTGGTGGCATGAATCCCGGTGCTATTCCTACTCCAATGGGACGTACTGGTATTGCCGCTATGGCTCCTGCTCAACGTGCCGCTCGTGCCGCAATGGTTCGTAAAGCACTCACAGGCATGAAAAAAGGTGGTGATGTTGACCACAAGTTGATCGAGAAGCTTGAAAAAGAACTCCATCACCATGAGTCATTGCCATTGTCTAAAGCCCATCACAAGGCTTCAGGCGGTGCTATTGATCGTGACGAAACTCGTACAACTATTGAAAAAGGTGCGAAGAAATTCGAGAAAACCAAAGTAGTTGACGGTGATCATCATGACAAACACCATGGCACAAAGGGCATCAAAGATGGTGTTCCTGCAGGCTACAAGCATGGCGGTCATGCTCATGGCGGTAAAGTTCATCACATCTCTGGTCATCCAGAAGGTTCACATGAGCATCACAAAGCTATGGCTAAACACCATGCTAAACACCACAAAGAAGGCGGCTCTGCTCACCACGCTAAGAAAGCTGAACACCACAAGCACATGGCTAAGATGTGCAAAGGTGGTCACTATGCAACTGGTGGCGCAATTCCTGCTGACACTCATGAGTCTAAGAACAAGGCTAAAACCAAGTTCGGTGGCACTTATGAGGGCAATGAACATGACTACGTTAATACTGAAATGCATGAAGCTAAGAAAGATAAAGCTCATGGCACAGGCGGCGTAAGCATGAGCAATGCTGGTGGCTTTAAGCGTGGTGGTCGTATGCATCACAAAGCTACAGGCGGCGTAATTCCAGCGGCTACTGAAAAGAAGCTCAAGGAAGGCCACTTTAAGCATGACGCTGTAGAAGGCGGCGATTGGGAAAATCGTGCGGCTGACACATCTACTGCAGGTGTTAAACACACTCGCACTGGAGAAGTGAAAGAAGCTAATGCTGGTGGCTACAAACGTGGAGGCCATGCCTCAAAAAAAGCCTACGCCACAGGGGGTAATGTAGTCGACAGTGGTAAAGCTGAAAAAATGCCACGCCACTTCGTCAGCCGTCCTGTGGCTAATAGCTTGCAATCAGGCACCTTTAAGACTGGTGGTGAGGTAAAAAAGCTCGCTAAGGGTGGACGTGCCGAGAAGGAGGAGAAGCCAAACCTCCGCTTGATGTCCACTCACACTGGCCCTAAAGGTCACGTAGCAAAGGTTTATAAGGACAAGGATTGGGGTGAGCATCGTGTTAGGTTTTATAGTCCAGAGGGTAAGCATTATCCAGAAGCCGACTATCACACCGATGACAAAGAAGATGCTCATGACACAGCCAAGTACGCATTAAACCGCTACAAGCATGGTGGCAAAGCAAAGCGTTACGCTGAAGGTGACTCAGTAGTTGATGATGCTGGAACTCGTTCTACGAATAAAGCATATTCAAACTGGGAAAAAAGTCAGCGTGAAGAAAACGAAGCAGATGCTAACTTAATTCCAAACATGGTCAAACGTGGGGTGAATGCAGTTAAAGGTCTATTCGGTACGCCGAGCGGAAGTGTGACAAAGACTGAGAAATCAATCACTGTTGCGCCAGCTAAAAAACGTGGTGGCTCTGCAAAAAAGTGTTAATTAAGTTGGGGGGCTTCGGCTCCCCACTTTTAAAGGATAAATTATGAGCAATGGAATCGTTTCATCGATTACTAGAGCAGGTACAAGTGAACCATTTGATCTGCAAGTGAATCGCAATCAAGTTGATGGTCACAGCAATGTGAACATTAATGGCTATAACGCCGCTGTAGCAGGTACACAGATCCCATTGTGGGAAAATTCAACTGCTTACACATTCCCAGCTTCTGCCTTGACGATGACTGTTGCCAGCTCTTCTGCAACTGATACATCACCAGCAAAAGTAACCATCAATGGTTTAGATGCTAATTGGAATGCAATTTCTGAACAAATTACTTTGAATGGCACTACTGGTGTAACTACTATCAATCAGTATTTGCGTATTAATAGTGTCATTATGAATACACCTGCGACTGGTCAAACTACCAACGTAGGAAACATTACAGTTAAAAATGGCTCAACGACATATGGGCAGATCAATGCTGGTTTAGGCCGTAGCCAAATGACTGTGTATTCAGTACCTAATGGATTCAATTTCTATTTGCGTCGCATTAATTGTTGGTCAGGTAGTTCTTTGTCTTCAAATGTGTACATTTTTTACAATTTGTTGACTCAACAAAATGGTGCGGCATCACTATCTGCGGCACAAATAAGTTTTACATTATTTGTGGATGTGCATCGTTACTGTGCAAACGTGTTTGGCCCAAAGACTGATCTTCAGTTTTTATTTTCAACCAGTGATAGTTCAACACAGCACGTTGCAATGTATGCAGAAGGTTTATTAATTCCTGTAGATGTATTAACAACTCAACCCGGAGCTTAATCATGCCTTTAATTCATAGCAAATCTAAGAAAGCTTTCAATGAGAACGTGGCTACTGAGGTGCACGCAGGCAAACCTGTGAAGCAGGCAGTAGCGATTGCATACAGCGAAAAGCGTCATGCTAAGAAAGCCCATGGTGGTCATATCACTACTCATGAGCCTAATTGCAAGCACAAAGGTTGCTGGTAATGTCTAAGAACGGTCTCTATGCCAATATTCATGCTAAACAA